GGAGGTACTTTTTAACATTTCCCTCCAAGAAAAAACCGTAACCACTTCCTAACGAATCTTCAATGTACGTTATCGCCTCAATCGATGTCGCGGTGTAGTGTGGCGGGGTAACGACCATTGCGTCTGGTGGGTCTATATCTTGTTTGTTATTTTGATTATTAATAATCCTCTCCCAAATCGTCTTAGTTAATATGTAAACATCAGTTTCCTAAGTGGCAGTTCGTGTGCCATAATAAATTCTACTCAATACTGAATAGATAGGCAATAGTAAATTGCATATAAAACTTATTGTTGATACGTTAATCAAAAAAAGAGCTTCCTGCAATCTCAGCTAGTCCTTCTTGCTGGTGTTTGTCGAAATACGCTGACACAACAACCTTGTCTGCTACTCTCGACTTACCAATTTTGTAGGTCGGAACGGGGAAACGCTCTGCGCCGACAGAGTTAAGTAGCGATTTCGGAGTCAGCCCGAATAGTTCAGCTAACTCTGCCAATGAATAGTACGGTTTTGTCATTTGAATAATCCTTTTTACAGTTGAAGTTGTTTAACTACGTCTTTACCGATTTTATAGATGCCCGTTTTGCTTGGGGCTTTAAGTTGTAAGGAACCAGTACCCATCAAATTCGATATGTCTAAAAACTCAATTCCGAAACCTAAATTTGTGTTTATAACACACGCTACATCTACTATAGACCCTGTTGGTGCTGCCAAAGCCTCAATCGCTCCGGTAGTTTGTTCCACAGTGTGGGTTCTGAATTTTGTAATTTGACCGTTACGCATGGCGGTAAGGTCACTTTTATCAGACTCATCAAATGTAAACGCAACATTGTATCCGCTATAGATTAGATATGATGTCAGTGCGTACATTCCTGCGTCTTGCCTCCGCGCCATAACCCTATTAGAGTTTGTCTCCGAATAATCCACGCCCAGCGATAACCAAACCAGCTCTACGTCTAACAGCGTAGCTAATTTCGCCATCGCTGCGGATCGCGGTTTTGATTCGCCCGCAAACCATTTTCTGACAGCTTCTTGTGATACGCCTAACTCTTTTGCTATAAAAGTTTGACGGCCCATTCCGTACTCCGGTATTTGTGAAGAGTTACCGGCTGCTTTTGTAAGTCTCTGATGAAATTCCATCTCACACACTCTGTTCGTTGATTCAGCGAGATAGTAACCCCTAAAAGATGCTTAGTCAACTTAGAGTTGTAAGTTTATTTGTTATTTTTTAATGACTCAACAACATTAAGTAGCAGGTCTTGATTATCTTTCTTGCTAGTCAGTGCTTCAAACACAGCTTGATCGGCGGTTTGATCGGCCATTATGTGGAAGATTCGCACAGGTTTTTCTTGCCCCTGGCGATGCAGTCTGGCGTTAAACTGCTGATACAACTCTAGAGACCAGGTGAGGCCGAACCATACTATTATGCTCCCACCTTTTTGCAGGTTTAACCCGTGTCCTGCACTTGCGGGGTGTGCAAGCAGGATCGGAATTTTGCCTGCATTCCATCTGTCGATGACGGTTGGGTCTCTGCCGATGACCTCCGAATCTGGGTACAGTAGCCGCAGTTCAGCTAAATCAGATTTAAAGTTGTACGCTATGAGGATTGGCTCGTTGGTGCTGTCAATAATCTCTTCGAGCGCGTCAAACTTTTCACAATGCATACGGACATATTCACCATCCTCTTCATAGATATTACCATTGGCAATCTGCATCAACTTTCCAACTTGGACGGCGGCGTTAACCGCCAAGACCTCCCCGCCCTCGTACTGAATAATAAAATCTTTCTTCATATCCTCGTATAACGACCGCGCTGATGGGGGCAGGGCGACTGAGACCTTTATGTCTACACGCTCTGGAAGCTGCAGGTAGTCTTCTGCATTCATCACTAGAGCGATGTCGGCCACGGCACTGTGTATTTCTTGAGCGCGACTAGGTGTAACAACCCACTGATTCCATTGCGGATTGCCCACGGCTGTGCAGTATTTTGATAGAAACTTACCTCTGGTTTTCTCCAGGCGATCACCTTTATCGAGCAAATAGAATTGCGGCCAAAGCTCCAGTAACGAGTTTGGAGCGGGTGTGCCTGTGAGCAATACCATTCGGCTAACCTTACCTAATATTTTACGCAGCGCCTTCCATCGCTTAGATGTGTGAGACTTAAAGCTGCTGCTCTCGTCAATCACAACGCAGTCGTATGGCCACCTTTGGCCTAACTGCTCGACGAGCCACGGTATGTTTTCACGATTAATAATGTGGATGTCGGTGTCTCTATCGATTGCCGCTTCACGCTTTTTCGGGGTTAAACCGCTCAAAATCGTGTAATTTAACGCGCTCGTATGCTTCCAGTTGTGTATCTCTGCTGGCCAAGTGTGATTTGAGACGCGCAGGGGCGCGATAATTAGCGTCTTTTTGATCACTTTCTGATCAATCAAGTCAGATAAGGCTGTGAGCGTTGAGACTGTTTTACCTAATCCCATGTCGATCCATAGCGCGGCCTTCGGGTTGTCCTTCACGAACTGGACAGCTTTTTCTTGGTACGGGTGTAGGTTTTTGCGGTCTAACATAGCAACGCTTTCCCTTTTTCAATATCATCTATGATATGTACGATAAAGCCGACAGCCTTTAACTTTCTATGGATTGCCTGCTGGTACGGGGTCGGTAGCTTACCTGGCCCTTTAAACTCAACGATCACTAATGATCCATTCTTAAAATACATGCGGTCTGGAACTCCACGCTGTGAGGGTGACACCCATTTATAAGATAGCCACCCGTTAGCCTTTGCGTTAGCGGTAACCTTAGTTTCAATAGTTGATTCTCTGACAGTCGTTCCAATTTTCATATTGGGAGAACAGTGGTTGGTTGGGTCGTTGTTATCAAAATCTAACGTATCCATTCGCTATTTCCTATATCGTTTCGATTCATAGCCTTCAGCTTCAACGGGCATACCTGCAGCCCAGTCAGGCAAAACGCACATCAGTCGCTCAAACTCTTCTAGTGATCCAAAGTCATTTGGCACATCGCCAACGATCTCATCGTGGACATGCAGAACAACGGGGTAATCGGCAGCTTCAAGTCTTAAAATTGCTTCGGCAAGAATGTCTCTGGCAACAGCTTGAGTGATCGACTGAACCAATGAACCGCCATATGCTTTTATTTCACCCCAGCGGTGAGTGTGGTTGTTCATACCTTTATATTTAATTTCCATGAGCCGCTCGCCTTGCGTCAGACTGGCCTCTGGAAAGCTAAGAATCCGACCGCTTGGAAGTTTAAACAGCAGGTCACCGCCGACAACCCGAAAAGTGCCTTTAGCCGCATCATAAGCTTGGCCGGTATAGCTGATAGCGTTGCGGGCCGCCTTCTCAACATCCACCCACAGTTGAACGATAGGGGCGTTTGCATCCCGCCAATCGTTGCGGATTTTGAGTGCCTGGACTTCTGATACTTCAGTACCATACGCTTCAGACATTTTCTGAAATGCGCGAACACCACCTTGATATCCAAGGGCCAACGTGGCGACCTTGCCAACAAAGCGTTGGTCGTAATCAATTTGGTCATATGGGACGTTGAACATGCCCGATGCTGTTGCTTTGTAAATGTCCTTGCCATCACGAAAAGTCTGCAACACATCAGCGTGATCGGCTAGCCATGCTAAAGCGCGGGCCTCTATACTTGCGTAGTCAGACACGATTAAGCGGTGATCATCTGATGCAATCAGCATTCCACGCAAGCACGAAGCTAACGCCTCCATCGGCTCACCGCTAATAGCTGTAGGGTCTTGAGCTTTCATCTCTTCAATGCAAGCATCCACATCGTCGATGGTTGGCCGTGGTAAGTTTTGCGGGTTAACGTGACGGCCTGACCACCGACCTGTGGAAGCTCCGTGATACATCAAGCATCCATGCACTCGACCGTCTTTGCCAAGGCAGTCCAGCATGGCGCTGTACTTTTTAGTTGAGGAGCGCGACAGGCTCTGGCGTATGCCTAGGAACTCTTTTACTAGCGGTGGGCATTGGTCATCTGCAAGCGCGTCAGCGATTGCCGCTTTGTCGTATTTTACAAGTGGGTAATTTTGTGAGGCGCACCAAAGCATCGCTTTTGCGCGTGATCCCGTGGAGTCGATTACCCCGCCCGTCAAAACCTCAACGCGCTTATTCATCGCGCTGCTGTGCTTTTCAATAATCCCTAGGCCGTTGACGATAGACTCTCTATCCAAGCGTACACCACGCCAATTAATGGCCTGGTCAGTCTCCCAAACTTTACTTTCAACGCCTCTGAGGCTTCGGAGCCTGTGTCGAATCTCACGCTCCGCGACAACGTCTTGTAAGCAGTAGTCGTACAACTCTTGGTACATGCCAGCGTCAAGTACACGCTCACCGCGATACGGTTTGCAGAGTCTTTGTATTAATAGCTTTCCGCGCTTTGACTTTGCGTCATCGCCATCAAGTCCAAGTGCCTCACCGCATTTACCCAAAGCTCTGGGGTACGCCTGTGCGGCTGCGAGTGCGGCGGTGTCACGCCACTGCTCGATAGGAACGGGTTCCCATTTCAAAACGAGATTCCATATAGCCATCTCAAAAAAAGAGTTCCAGGCCCAAACAGTTGCGCCTTGATGAATTAAATCTAGGAGCCTGTGCGGCGGTGCCATGTCAGGTGTCCACAACGTAGCGGGTTCGTCATTAACAGCCCATGCCATGCACAAAACTTCGGTGGAGTGGTGGTCAGCATACGCGTATGCGCCCGCCTTAAAAATGTCGCACTCTGAGTACGTCTCAAAATCGAGTGATATGTTCATATTATGGGTTTCCGTAGCCAAATCGCACTGATGCTTTGACTTGCAGGTGTTTTGCGACCTTGCCTGCGACCTTTTTTCGGCGAGGTTTTTCGGCGTGGGAGCAAATCTGTGTCGGTGATAAAGACGCTAATATCTTGCTCAGTCCGCGTCCTCTTCATTCCCATGCGATTCTTCAAAAGCATGTACGGAATGTCGGCAAGTGCAGCCATGTCTTTTACAACCACCACGGTGGCGTTTAAATCGGGGAATCGTTCACCCAGATACGGATAGCTCAAAGTTGCTTTCATTTTAGTCCCTGTGCGGCGCTACATTGCCGCCGCACGTTTGTCGTATATACAACCAAAAGTTGTAATGGTTTAGCTAAGAAAATCATCATCGGCTGCGTCTGCTGCTTGCTCGCTGCTGATGTCATCGAAGATTGTTTCCGCAGCTACAGCGCCAGAGCCGAAGCTTGAGCCATCTTTTACAAACTGGATTCCAACGAGGTTTGCGTTTATTTTCTTACCCCATTTGTTATCCATAATCCAAAGGCTGATGGCGGCGTTGACGTAACATCCTGCGTATGGCTTACCATCTTCTTCAACTAGGGGTGTGCGGTCACGATCAATGATTGTTGGTCTGTTCTTGCCAGATGTAGACACATACATAGCGCCGTCATAACCATCGTATGCCTTCTCTTCGCCATCGTTTAAAAACGTCTTTAAACCCTTCGGTATCTCGCCGTTAAAATGGACAGTAGCTGCCTGCTTAATCGCTTTTTTGATAGCATCGATTTGATCTATGTTGCCTTCTTTATCAAGCAAAAAGTTGGCTGAAAACTTCGGTGTCTGACCTTCGTTAAACGCCTTTGCTGACCAGATTTGTGGAAAGGATAGTCGTACATTTTTAAGTGTAATAATGCTCATTATGATTTTACCTAGTAAGATTTTAAGTTATGTCGCTGAAGTATTCAGTAGCGTTAGGCTTAACAGCCGGACGAGGGTCTGTGTCCGGCGCAAGCTGTGGTCTACCTTCGGGTTTGTGGATGAGATCGACGATCTCTCCATACTTCGCCTTCCCAAGCAGCTTTTCAGCTTGAGTTGGCGAAATGAGTTTAGATATGAGGGCTTCTTCGCCGCACATCTCGATGAGTTGGTCTTGCGCTATATCTTGATCGATCCACTTTCTCTGACCTCTGCCAGACACCAGTTTGTAGTTTGGTAGGATGCCGCCATCTAGCAAAAGCTTGTGCGCGTGTTTCTGAACGCCTTGCGCCCACCCTATAAGCGCGTCCATTTTTGGCAGTAGGTTAGATAGCTCTTCAACATTTATCGTGTGTGGAACCTGCACTAAAAGCGGCTCTTCAAGATTGTCGAACGACCCCAGTGTTAAATCGTAGTTGTGCTTTGCTAACGCCCGACAAGTTGGTTTGGCTTTGCAAAAGTGACACGCTTTTTTAGTAGGGTTAAAGGTAGGGTCTGGACGCATCGTTGCCAAAGCGGCGGGCTTGACAACCTCGTCAGCCCACTTAAATAGGTCTTTGGCCCTCATCGAGTAGGTGTCAATGTGATCGAGCCGTGGCTGCACGATGGTCATGCTGACCGTATCGACTTGGTCAATAAACTCATAAGCAGCCCCTAATCCGTAGAGCATTAACTGCTCGTTGCGGTTAGCGTTTACCTTTAAGCCTTGCCCATACTTCAGGTCGATAACGTGCAGAATGCCGTCGTGTAGGGTTACGAAATCACAAGTACCAAAGCCGCCTGCTGCCCACTGCGAGTAATCTACGCGCAGTTCAACGTGCTTCTCATCACCTTCCTGACCGTTGCAGAAATCGACATAAGTGGCAACGTGGTTAGCCATCACCTGATCAACAATAAAGCCCTCAAACTCCACACCTATAAAATGTTCGGGTGGCTTCTGCTTGAGCAGACACTCTTCGGCCAGTGCGTGTGCGGCTGTTCCTTCCGCTGCAAAGAAAGATGTTTGCTCGGGAAATGTGGACTCCAACATTATCGAACCTGGACACCGCATCCAACGGTGCGCTTTAGACGCTCCTAGTGCTGCATGTTTCATAAAATTACCTTTTCCGAATAATGTTTCTTTAAATAATCAACTTTCTGTTGTTGACATATTAACTGCATCGGCTACTGTGTCAACCACAGAAAGTTGAATATATTAATTTAATGAGCAATTACTTAAAAAGGTAAATAGATGTTTTTTATTTCAGAACACGCAGAGTCGGTTAAAACGGCAATAGACAAGGTGGTGGAAGATGCTGGCCTTAAAAACTGTAACGCCCTGGCGCGGCGCCTGGATGTTAGCAAGCAGGCTTTAAGCAAGTGGCGCTTGAGTGGTGTTGTACCCGCCCACCGAGCGTTGCAGATGGAATTAATAACCGACGGACAGGTGAGCTGGAAGGATTTATGTCCAGACATCCTGAAGGAATTTGAAGAAGCATCTGAAGTTATATACACATCATCTCGTCAGGGGTAACGCTATGTACCTCAAAGAATTTGGTCACAAGCTGGTAGATCAAGGCTACGAAATCGTGCCGCTCAAAAAGGGCAAGAAGTTTCCGATGATCTCGGGCTGGCAAGACATCAGAGCAACGCATGATGACGTTGATAAGTGGTTGTCTAACGGTCATGCGGATGGCGGGGTAGGGGTTCTATGCCGAAGCACTATCGCTGTCGATATCGACTGCCTCGACGCAAAGGTTAACTACGACTTACTACATTGGCTCAAAGCCAACGTAGGCGATGCGGCTGTGCGGATCGGTCAGAAGCCGAAGTGCATCCTACCTTTTAGGGTTGAGGGCAGCTTTAGCAAAATACGATCTGCGGAATATTCCGATGCGGTTGGCACGAAACACGCTGTTGAGGTGTTAGCAGACGGCCAGCAATTTGTTGCGTTTGGTATTCACCCCAACACTAATCAACCCTACAAGTGGGTTAAGGGCTTGAGTATCGCAGACATTAAACAGTCTGACCTACCAGTGATCACACGCGATCAGGCTGTTGCGTTTGTTGCATACTTCGAGGAGCTTGCTGGCAATCAGGAGGGGTGGGAACTGGCGCGGGTAGGTGCGTCACAAACCGCTGCTGAAACAGACCCAGATGATTTGTCTTGGCTACGTCAAAAGATGGACGTTTCTGAGCAAGATGTTCACGAAATGCTCAAGTCCATTGATCCCGACTCTCATCACGACGAGTGGGTGAAGATCGGCATGGCGCTGCACCACCATTTTAACGGTGAGGACATCGGCTGTGACATCTGGGATCAGTGGTCGAGTGCGGGTGTGAGCTATGAAGAGGGCCACTGCGCTAGACGGTACTCCACGTTCGACTCAAGCAGCGCCAACGCGGTCACCCTAGCTTCTGTGAAGGCGATGGAAAACAAGGCCGTTAGTCATGTAATAAAGGAAGAACAACTTCCGAAAATGCTTAGAGAGTGGGCTTTCGTTCAGGTGGAGGGTGCGGCTAGAGTGCTGCGCGAAGACCTCAACAAAGACAACATGGTGCTGTACAAGCTTGACGATCTCAAGAAAGAGCATATGAACTGCCGCGTCTTGTCGGGCGACGAGAAGCCGAAGCTGCTGAACCTCGTCGATATGTGGCTTGAGGCTCCAGAGCGGAGAACCTATGCGGCGGGCCTTACCTTCGCCCCTGACATCCAAACGCTCGACAGGTACAACCTGTGGCGCGGTTGGTCAGTAGAGGCTACGGAGGGTGACGTTCAGCCTTGGCTTGACTTTGTTACTGACGTAATCGCTGACGGTGATGTTGTTAACGCTAATTACATCATCGGTTGGGCGGCTCAGATCATCCAGAAGCCGATGACCAAAGTCGGGGTTGGCTTAGTGCTTCGCGGAGGTAAGGGTACGGGTAAGACCAAGTTCGGTGAGCTATTAGGTCACCTATTCGCGGCTCACCACCAGATAGTGAGTCGCGCTGATCACGTTACAGGTAACTTTAACAGACACCTAGAGTCGTGCCTTTTGCTGCAAGCAGATGAGGCTTATTGGGCCGGTGCTAAGTCGAGCGAGGGCGCTTTGAAAGACCTGCTGACTAACCCCAAAATCCAGATTGAGCGAAAGGGAGTCGATAGCTACTCAGCGTCAAATTACACGCGCATCCTCTTCACATCGAACGATGACTTCGTGGTGCCAGCGGGTCTCGACGAGAGACGCTTTGCGGTGTTTGACGTTGGTCAATCGAGGCAGCAGGACAGCGCGTATTTCGCCCGTCTCGACACCTGGTATGAGTGTGGCGGCGCATCGGCATTAATACATTACCTCCGCAACTTTGATATGTCCAAGCTCAACCTTCGAATGATCCCTCAAACGATGGCGCTACAAGATCAAAAGCTAGAGACCTTGGATACCGTAGATTCTTGGATTTTAAACTGCTTACAAAACGGCGAGATACGCGCAAGCCGGTTGGGCGGAAACGTCTTGAGCTTCGGATCAGAGGTGGTTAAGTCAGAGATTTACGACATCTATTGTTCGTCTGTCGTGAGCAGATTTGAGTATGTTTTGAAAGAAAACGCATTTTGGAGATCGATAAAAAAGTACGAACCGATGTTCAGGGGGATACAGAAAAAGGTAGATGGATTTCGGATCAGACACGCCGATGTTAGCAGCCTAGAAGCCGCACGATTCATCTTTGACGCAGCCAACAATTTAAATATTAACTGGGCTGAGATCGACGAGGGTGATGTCGATCAAGACCCGCTAGACCCCGCAAATTGGGAAGGAAATTAAAATGGGTAAAGGTAGTAAGCAACGGCCAACGGCTGAGACATTTTGGGACAATTGGGACGCGGTTTTTGGTGAGAAGCCAGCGATTAAGGATTATGAGTGCTTGAAGTGTGGTCAGCTTGACGCAGATGAAGTGAACCAGGTCGTCGAGGTTAATCACGAGGATTACGGCGACCAGGTAATCGAGAGATTGATGTACACGCACAACTGTGCGGAGTGCGGCTCAGAAGTAGAGCCGAATCACTAGTTCCCCCTCGCGGACTATTGTCCGTTTTGCCTCGACCTGAAAGGGTCGGGGCTTTTTTATGCACACTGTAATGTGTATTTACAACAAACGGTTGACTAACAACTGAAAGTTGACTAAGGTGTAACTCTACTAACGAGAAAGAGGCTACAAAAATGACTAACCTATTTAAAGCTCTTGAACGGACTTACGAGTACGCAATTGCTGAAATGGATGAGTATGGCGACATCCAAGACTATGCCTTTACTGACACCTACCACGAAGCTTTAGCCTGTGCGGCCCTCATTGATGGAAACTCGATGATTGAGCTTTGGGTGAATTTCGGTAACGACGATATTGGCCTTAGCAGGAATTTCGGTAACGACGATATTGGCCTTAGCAGGAATTTCGGTAACGACGATATTGGCCTTAGCAGAAGGGATATGTACGAGATAGTTCACGGCGCGTTGCAGGGCGAATACCCCAAGCACGTTGAGAAGCACTTTGAGAAGACGCGAGCATAATCTAACCGGCCCTTCGGGGCAACTAAGGGGAAACAAGATGAAAATTGAAACAATGAACCGTGAAATTGCAAAGCTAATCCGTGAAATCTTAGAGCAAGAACTTACTCCAATTTTAGAGGCGTATGGTCTGGAGTTTGAGATGGGCAACATCGCATATGACGATGACTCTGCCAAGATCAACGGCTTTAAGGTAATGACTAAAGGCGGCAAAACGCAGATTCAAAAAGACCTAGACCAAGAATTAGCTTGGAGAGAAAAGTTCAGCGCGGTTGTGTCATTAGATGCTGACATCGTCCACAAGATTGATGGTAAGCAGTTATTGCTTATTGGATTCAAGCCACGCGCTCGTAAGCGTCCTTTTATAGCCACTGACATGAACACTGGCAAAAACTACGACCTTACTACTGAGCATGTTGAGATGTGGTTTGCCAAGGAAGAGGTGGCAGCATGAAGGTGCTAGTTGCTTGCGAGTACAGCGGCAAAGTCAGGGAGGCTTTCCGCGCACTGGGGCATGACGCTTATAGCTGCGACCTGTTACCTTCCGATGATGATAGCCCCCAACATTACACCGGCGACTGTTGGCCGGTAATAGCTGAAGGTTGGGATTTAATAATGATGCATCCCCCCTGTACGGCTCTGGCTGTGAGCGGTAACGCTCACTACGGCACGGGCATGGCAAAGAACGCTATGCGCCACCAAGCGATTGAGTGGACTATGGCTCTTTGGGAACACGCCAAAAAACATGCTGACAAGGTGGCCCTTGAAAACCCTGTCGGTGTGTTGCCTATCAAACCAACGCAGTACGTCCAACCTTACGAATACGGCCATTCTGAGTCCAAAAAGACCGGATTATGGCTGCATAACTTACCCCCTTTGAAGCCTACCAACATAGTTGAGAAGCCAGAGCGCGGGTACTGGGATAACCAAACGCCGAGTGGTCAGAACAAGATTGGCCCAAGTGCGGGTCGCTGGAAGATTAGATCAACTACATACCAAGGCATCGCTGATGCCATAGCAAACCAATGGAGTAACAAGTAATGGTACTGACAGTCAGAGATATGAGGGTTATTACAGGTAAAGCTGTGCGGACAGTGGGCAAGTACAGCATCACTGAGGTGCAGTGCCGAAAGGCGTACTGTAAGTGTGCCCATGAGCATGATAGCTATGCGGAGCATTGTCGAGCGTGTGATCGACGGATACGCATATAAACAACAACATCGGGTATACTCAACAAAAGGAGTTATTATGAAAACTATTAACATCTGCCAATGGGCATCAATACGCAACCGGACTTCAAAGCGAATATCAAGTCGTGAGATTTATGATTTAATCAAGGCAATGGCGTTTGGATTTGTGATCATCCTAGTGTTCGGTGCTGAAGGGCTAATCGAACACATACTGTAAGGCGTACACGATGACTGACAAAGTAGTAATGCTGCAAGCCGTTAAGCGCGAGGTGGACGTAGACCCAGAGCTTATGCTCACCATCGCAGAACTGGCGCAAGGCGTTGAGGCGTTAAAGTGTAGAGCCTTTGCGGCAGTGGCCGTGAACGATGACGGTGAGGTCATCACCACTTGGTACTCAACCATGACCCCCGTCACGCTGGTTGGAGCCATTGAGATACTCAAGTCAGAATTTGTAGACTCTAAGCTTAAATACGAAGAAGACGAGTATCACTAGTAAGAAGATTTCCTCCTCCTTTGCCGCCTTCGGGCGGTTTTTTTATGCCTGCTGATCATGCAGCTTATAACCTAAGTGCATTAGTTGTGTCGTGCTTATAACCTTAATATGCCGCATCTTTTAATTGTGAGCTGTGAGGTTGTAGAGTAATGATGTTTTGGTGCGTGTATGTGGTTGTGATGTTGGTGTGGGTTGGTGTTGATGACGATGTCTTCCCAGCTGGGAAAGATTAATTCCAGCTGGGAAAGAATTAATTCCATCTGGAAAAGAATAATTCCATCTGGAAATGGTCAAGCCGGCATGGGTTATGCCCTTCTGCACGGGTTATTGGTCGTTGATGTAAATAACCTGTGCAGTCATAGACCGCATAGGCTATGGGCCGGCATGGGTTAATCAGGTTACTCACCCTTTTTTTTATTCTATATATATATATAAATATACTACTTATACCTGTGTGCCTATGCGGTATATAAACCTTTTATAAACGATTTGGAAAATAACCCATGTTTTCTGAGTAACCTGTGCCGCACCAGTAACGGCGGGGGCTAGAGCGGCATGGGATATCTAATCTTGGGTGATTTGCCTGTGCAGGCACCCAATGGCCCCTGGTTAGCCTGTAATCCATAGTGTCATACCATATAGTCAACCTAACAGGGGATACTCAACAGGCTGTGGTATGTACGTTATAATGCGCCTCATCTACATTTATATTGAGGATTCAGCATTGGCTAACACAATCGTGATTGACTACGAAAAGCTCTACGACCTAGCAAAGATAGGGTTATCAGAAGAACAGATAGCTGTGAGCCTGGGCATATCTGTCTCAACCATAGGCAGACGCAAGCGTGAAGATGAACGATTTGCTACCACCTTAAAGGCTGGCAAGCAGCGCGGCATCGACGCGGTGACGAACGCCCTGTTCGAAGGCGCAACTGGTGACAAGCCCAACACATCAGCCCAGATATTCTTCCTGAAGAACCGAGCAGGCTGGCGGGATCGCACCGAAGTAGACGCTAACATCCACGCTGATGTGACCGTTACCCACGACATCGACGCTGCCCTCCAGGCGTTGAAGGATGCGGGCGTTGACCCCGCGTCATTGTGATCACCCCCATCGATGATCGGGGAGATTCCCTTTAAAATCAATGACTTACAGCCGATTTGTACCCGATTTGGTACATCCGGCCTTGGTTTTGTGCCTGTGAGGCCCGATTTCAGGCCGCTTCGCAAAATCGAGGTACCTCGCGGGGGCGCTACGCCCCCACATATCTCGTTACACATAGGGCGGCCTTTGTGACAGAAACGACTTCAAAAAAAGCGGTTCGCAAAAAAGACGGTCTTCTGAAAAATGAGGCCGCAAAAAATAAGGCGCTCAAAATAGCGGAAGCCATCCGCGTGGTGAAAGTTCACAAAGCGCAAAACCGTCTAGCGTACTGGAAACCGTACACTTGGCAGGAAGAATTCTATAAAGCCGGAAAAAATAACAAGCAGCGGATGTTGATGGCGGCAAACCGCGTAGGCAAAACTGCTAGTCAGGCTGCAGAGGTTGCATTCCACCTCACAGGCTTATACCCAGACTGGTGGGAGGGTATCAGGTTCACCCGACCGACTAAGATTTGGTGCCTGGGCGTGTCCGGCGAGCAGCTACGAGATGTAATCGTGAAGGAGCTGTTGGGCATGTACCTGGGCGAGGGTAAGTTCGACGGCGCTGGCCTCATACCTCAAAGGCTCATATTTCAAGTGACCCCCGCTATGGGAACGCCACGGCTACCAAGAGATGTGGCGGTGCGGCATGCGGCGGGGAACACAAGCCTAGTAAGTTTTAAGTCCTACACCCAGGGGCAGCATGTGCTTATGGGTTCAAGTCAGGACTATATCTGGATCGACGAGGAGCCGACCGACCCTACCATATATCCGCAGTGCTTAACGCGGACTGCCACTGGCAACGATGGGAAGGGCGGTTACCTCGTCGGTACTTTGACTCCTGAGAACGGTATGACTGAGCTGGTTACTCAGTTTATGGACAACCGGAATGAGGGTCAGTACCTACAAAATGTCACCTGGAACGATGCGCCTCACATCACTGACGAGACTAAGCGTCAGCTATTGGCGGCGATACCTGAGTACCAGAGAGACATGCGGTCGAAGGGTATCCCCGTCCTTGGTGAGGGCATGGTGTTCCCGATCAGCGAAGAGGCTATTCAGTGCGATTCGTTTGAAATACCGGCGCACTACAAGAAATTATGCGCTGTGGACTTCGGTATTACTCACCCAACCACCTGTGTGTGGACGGCATACGATCCTGACAGTGACGTTATCTACGTCTACGACATCTATAAAAAAGAAGGTGAGATTCCAGCAGTACATTCAACTGTTATCAAGTCCAGAGGCAAGGATATTCCCTGCATCTATCCCCACGATGGCGACAACACCGAGAAGGGCAGCGGTAGAACCCTCGCCGAGATGTATATGGAGGCTGGGGTGCTGATGATCGGCAAGTTTACCAACCCCGATGGTACGAATTATGTCGAGCCAGGGCTGATGGAGATGCTTGAGCGGTTTAGGACTGGGCGGTTGCGGGTTTTTAAGAATTTAACCCCTTGGTTTGAAGAGTTTCGCCGGTATCACCGCAAGAAAGGAAAGATTTACAAAGAGTTTGACGATTTGATGGATGCCACGCGGTATTCGGCAATCTCTGTTACCCGCTACGGCCAAAACGCCGTGGAGCGAACGCACCTAACTAACGGACAATCAGGATATACGACCAATGAATATAACTTCTGAAATTAACGAGGGTGAGTTGCTTGCCGCGTTAGAAAACAATATTAACGCCGCCGACTCGTACTCCGAAAGTGAGATTGGTGAGCAGCGGGATAAGGGTCACCAGTACTACTACGGTATGCCGCTGGGTAATGAGCGCACTGGTCGATCACAGCATGTGAGCATGGATGTTTTTGACGCTGTGGAGTCGGTCAAAGCGATGCTAATGGAAACCTTTACGGCTGACCGCAACGTGTGCCGGTTTGATCCGCAAACCGCAGAAGATTTTATGCCTGCCAAGATGGCGACCGCGCTGACAAACTATATTTTTTATCGTGAGAATAAAGGCACCAAAATACTTCACGATGTGATCCATAACGCGCTGGTAGCGAAGACTGGAATCGTGAAGCGGTACTACAAGAGCTACTACGAGTTTGACGAAGAGACCTTTGAGGGTCTCGACGAGGCCAGCTTTAACCAGCTTGTGTCTGACGAGAAC